CAACTACCAGTGTTCCACCATCTCCACCGCCACCACCGCCTGTCGCTCCACCAGCACCTACGGTAACTGTGTAATCTCCAGCGGAACATGATAGAGTTGCTTCAGCGGAACCACCACCGCCTGTTGTCTCTCCAATCGTACTGTTACGATAACCTCCTGCACCTCCACCTCCTGCACGAAAACCCGTTGGGCCACCTCCGCCTCCTGCAATAACGAGGTATTGAATTGGTACTCTTTTGTTAGCTGGTATTGTAAATGTGCCAGATGCCGTAAATGTGTGTACTGTATAATTGCCTGTTGTCGTAACAGTATTGCCACCAGTGCATCCCTCTGCGGAAGGTCTGTAACTTGCTATGACTACACCTGAACCACCATCGCCATTATAACTTCCCCCGCCTCCTCCAGTATTGACGGTTCCATCAGTGCCACCATTTTGAAAAGCTGACCCAGTACCTCCACCACCTGATCCAGCGGCTCCACCAGTTCCGGGATTTGGATGAGCATATCCTGTACCTCCACCACCTCCTGCTCTAGTAACAGCCGATCCAGTTATACTCGATGAAGTTCCTGATCCACCAGCACCGCCTGTCGATCCTGAACCATTTCCACCAGCACCACCAGAACCACCACCGCCACCTCCTGCGTAATTCGGATGAGCAGTAGACCCTGCGCCTCCATCATTTCCCTGAGAAGGAGAAGTAGAAGGTGTATTACCTGATCCTCCGGGTGCCGTACCATCTGAACCACCACCACCTGCTGATCCACCGTCTGCTCCTGTCCTAAAACCTGCGCCCGAACCAGCACCACCACCGCCTCCAGTACTTGTAATCGAATTAAAAACTGAGTTTGCGCCATTGGCACCCTTCGCGTTGCTAGATGTTGTACCAGCACCACCAGCACCAACTGTAATCGCATGACTTCCCGTTAGATTAGTAAAACTTCCTGTACGATAACCTCCAGCACCACCGCCACCATAAGTACCTCCACCAGCACCACCTGCGATAACGAGGTAGTCAACCGTAGCTGTTCCTTTAACAATGGTAAAAGTACCACTTGAGGTAAATGTGTGGGCAATATTAAGACCAGCACTTGTAATGGTGTTACCACCTGTGGCAAAGAAGTCTCCACCAAAGAGACTAGAGCCACCCTGCATTGAGTAGATAGAAGCGAACATTATTGTAAGGCTTTCACTGTCAGAAGGGAAAATCCGTTTGCTTTAGTTAGATAGAAAAAGAAATCATCTCCATTAGTTGTACTGATGTCATCACCATCGACCAATGTGAAACCAGACGTGGTAATTGTTCCAGCAGAAGCGTTGTTGGTGTATTGGATTATCATCGCACAATCATCTACAGTTGGAGCTAGAGTGTGCGCTCCACCGTTCACAGCTTTTTGTATGTTGCCGTCATCTTGATCTGGTGTGTAAGTTCCTGAAGATTTAGTACCAGCATCGTGTACCGTTGTTGAAAAACCAGCAGTAAGATTGTCGGCAGTGTCAGCTTTTAAGGTGTCTGCATCAAATGCTTGTACGTCAGACCCTATTGCTACGCCAATAGAAGTCCTAAGAGTAGCTCCACTTTCTGCAACTGGATCAGTTGTACCGTCACCTACGATCATCTCACCGTCACCTAGTACAGCCATTGCTGTAATAGCTCCTGTGCCTGATCCTAACAAAACTCCACCGTCTGTTAAGCTGGATGCTCCAGTACCACCGTCTGCTACGGGTACATCTGTACCACCTGCTCTATAAACAAGATTACCTTCAACATTAATGTCTCCTGCACTTGCTCTTGCAACAGTGGTGTCACTAGCAGCACCTATGTTAACGGCTGTGAATTGTGGACTGTCTCCTGTTCCTACGCCTATGCTTGTACGTAGTGTAGCTCCACTCTCAGCTACCGGGTCTGTTGTACCATCTCCTACGATCATTTGACCATCAGATAACACACCCATTGCAGTTACAGCACCTGTACCAGAACCTAATAGCACACCACCGTCTGTCAGTGAAGTAGCACCTGTACCCCCTTTGGAAACAGGTATGGTTCCTGTGCTTACAGTAACTGATCCCGTAGATGCATTTACAGCTAATGGACTTTCTGCTGATATAGAAGCAACACCAGCTAAGGCAGATGCCAAGGTTGATTTTCTTACTTTGTGGGTTGTACCTGCACTAACATCTACTACAGCAAGAACATCGTCATCCGCAAGATTTATTTCAGATAATTCTGAAAGAGCAGTTATCTTTTTATTAGTAGCCAAGTGAACCTCCCCGTGTTAGCCTTCTAGCCAAGTTACATTAACTGTAGCTGTACCTGATGCAGTTATTGCTGCTATTTTATCACCTTCAACTACTGTAAAAATCTCTGGGCCACCTGCGTTTAGTTGTACTCCAGCAGCTACAGTTGCTGTAGGTGTAGCTCCTTGACCACCTTTGACTGCCACGTAAGCTAATCCAGTTACAGATATTCTTACTTTAGTTACTTGTGCAGGACACGCACCTGATCTGGTAGCTCCTGAAGTTGTAGTTGCTGCTAGGTTCTCGCTTGAATTTACTCTGTAGTAACTATTTTGTCTTGCCATGTTTAACTCCTATGCCTTTACATTTCTTTGAGAAGACATCTCGTATCCAAGCTCTACACCTTTTAACTTGATCTCTTCTTTTTTGAGGTTAATGTTATTTTCTAGTTCTAATCTTTCTAACTCTAGTTTACCAGCTTTTATTTGTAGTTCGTTAGCTTTTATTTCTGCTTCCATTCTAGAAGTCTCAGCTTCCATGATCATAGCTTGTCCCTGTGCTTGTGCAAGCTGTTCTTGTGGACTTGGCTGAGGTTCTACTGGCTGAGGTGGTGTAATATACTGATCAGTATCTTTTATACCCATCTCTGCACCAATTTCTTTAGCTAAGTTATATATGTTATCTGGTGAAACTATGTTTTGTGTTTGCTGTGCAATCTTTTCTATAAGACCTGCATAACTAGATAAATTATTAAGCCTAACATCCTGATCTCCATATCCTAAACCAACTTCTACGGTTACATCTAAGTCTTCTATCCAACTTGATGGGTCAACCTCATAGTAGCTGTTGTTTAATCTCATTACCTTTTTACCATCTTCATACCTTTGTATAAGGTTGTAGATAGCTTTGAACATACTTTTAACACCTGTTTCAGCAAAGATTCTAGCTATAAGTTCTACTCTGCCTTGTGCGTTACTAAGAGCACCTTGTACAGCACCTTGAGTTACGTGTGACTTTAGAATGTCAGCAGGTAGCCCCTGTGTAGCAGGATTTACGCCTGTACGCCCGGATTTTAATTTGTCCCAGTAGTCTAACATCTCAAAACTGTACTGCTGCAAGGCAGGTGTTTGTATGGGTTGTAGAGCATTAGGTGATCTGGTACGCACAACTCCACCGGGACGGTTGGTTAACAAGTCGTCTATGTTAACTTGACCTTCTACTATCTGGAATCGTCCGTTGTTAGCAAGGTACATATTATCCAAGAGGTTCCTTGTAAGTGTACTACGTACTAACTGTATGTCTTGTACTGTCTCTGCTACCGATAGACCATAGAACTTGTGTGGAATCGGAATAGGACAGATAGAGCTAAATGGTATGGTATCTACTGGCTCTTTCTCTAAGATTTCATTACCAGCGTGTATCACTTTGTAGAGTACACCTACACCATTGTCCTCCATGTCTAGTCTGGTGTACGACTCGAATACTTCAACTGTGTCTTCAGACTTGGACATAGAGCCTATGTCTGTTACGTTTGTGTTGTCGTAAGCGTGTCTAGCCATGTACTCTTGGCTTGTGGTAATACCGTCTGCACTTGATCCAGAACCTGATAAGTTTTCTACTATATCTTCATCAAACCCCATTTCTATAAGTTCGCCACGGGTCTTGTGCGATCTGTGACAAACAAACCTGAAATCTTCTAGGCTTTTAGCTCCACGGTTTATCAGAAATTCTTCTGGTGGTACATTTTCTATGCTTACTTTACCACTTATCTTTGTGCGCGAAAATATAGCATCATGGCTTATTTCTTCTACTTCTACCATCTCCCCTGTCTGTGGATCAGGTATCTCTATTACTTTTATGTCTTCTGTGTGTTCTACTATCTCTAGTTCTTCGTCCTGTTG